TGGCCTGCCACAGCCTCAAAATGATGCGTGTCTCGTTGACACAAAACCCCCGTTTAAATGGGCCAGCCTGAAGCCCTGACGACCAAGGCCTTAGCCGCGGCGATCGGCGTGAGCGTGCAGCGCGTGGGCGTTCTTCGCCGCGAAGGGATGCCGACCGAATCGGTCGAAGCGGCGACTGCGTGGCGGGAAGCCCGGGCGGCCGAGCGTGCCGCGTCTGCTCCCGTGCCGGCCGTGGCCTCGCTCGACGACGGAACGATCCAGCAGCGCATCGCCAGACAGAACGTCCTGGTCAGCCGAGCCCGTGACGTCTGGCAGGCGGCGATGGAAACGGGCGACCGCGACCAGGCTAAGTACCACACGCAGTATAACCAAGCGACCGCCAAGCTCATCGACCTAGAGGCCGAGGCGGAGCGTCGAGCGCTGATGGCCCGCGAGTATATCAAATCGTCAGAGGCAAAGGAGGCGATGCTCCAGCTGACGGGCGAATGGATCGAAGCGATGGAGCGGATGCCCAGTGAGCTCGGCGAGGCATGCAACCCTAACGATCCGCCCAAGGCCATCGCCGTCTTGCAGGCCTACGTCCGCAAGGTGCGGGAAAAACTCAGCGGCCATGACGAAGCGCAAGCCTAAGCCCAGGCGCAAGCCGATGCCTAAGCCTACGCGACCGCACAAGGACAAGCGCCGCAAATGGTCGGAGGTGTCGGACGAACTTTACCGACGCATCAAGGAGGCAGGCCTCTATGACTAAGGACGAGCTGCTCGCCATCGGCCGCGAATCCCTGACGCCGCCCGATAACGCCGACCCGGTGAAGTGGCTGGCGAGGAACATCACCCGCGTCCCTGCCGGGGCGTTCGCCGGCGGATACAACCCAAGCCGCTGGCCGTGGATCGCGGAGAGCCTGCGTCTGTTCCTCGACCCATCGACGCGGACGATGGTGGACCTCTGGTCGATTCAGACGGGCAAGACCTTGAAGGCCCGACTAGCGGCGACCTACCTGATGGCGAACGACCGCGGGAACATGGTCATCTACATGGACAACCAGGTCAACGCGGCGGACTTCACGATCCGTTACTTGCGGCCGATGTTCAACATGGTCGAGGACGTGCGTCGGCACATCTCGCCGGCGGACAACCCGAAGAGCGACATCATCGACTTTGCGGACGGGACGATCGTCTACAACAACTCGGCCACGACGGAGAAGGACTTGCAGCGCATCTCGACGCGGTACGTCATCGGCGACGAAATCTGGCTCTGGAAGAAAGGGGCGGTGGCGCAGTCGATGGCCCGAACGAAGGCCTACGAATGGACGGCCAAGAAACTGTATCTCTCGCAGGCCGGCATGGTGGGCGACGACCTCGACAACATCTGGGGGATGACGACTCAACACGAGTGGAACATGGTGTGCCCCCTATGCTCCAAGCTCCAGCCCTGGGACTGGTCTTTCGTCAGGTTCCCCGAGCAGGCGAAAAGCCCGGCAGGATGGAATCACCTGATGGTCGAGAAGAACACGACCTACGAATGCTCGGGCTGTAAGGCCCACCTGCCCGATACTAACGAGACTCGCATCGCCTGCAACGCCGTGGAGAACGGGGCGCAGTTCGTCCAGATGGCGCAACCTCAGAAGACCGGGTGGGTCGGGACGCATGTCAACGCCTTGGCCTCTACTAGCTGGGGCTCATTGGCCGTGGACATGATCAAGAGTAAGGAGGCCTCCGAAGCCTACGGCGACGAGGAGGGCAGGAAGATTTTCAAGACCAAGTATCTGGCCATCCCCTGGAGCGACGACGGCGGGGCGATGGTGGTCTCGACCGAATCCTCGGACTACGCGATGGCGGACGACTGGGACGCCGAGGCGGTCATCAGTCCAGCCGGCAAAGTCATGGACCGAGAGGGAGCGCCGAATGGTAGCATCCCTTTTCGGGTCATCGGAATCGACGTCCAGCGTGGCCATTTTTTTGCCGTCTGCCGCCGCTTCGCCAAGTCAGGCCATAGCCGCCTGATGGCGTTTGAGAAGCTGGAGACGTGGCAGGACCTGGACGAGTTCGTCAAGAAGACGGGGACGCACAAGGCCATGATCTGCGTGGACTCGGGTGACCAGACGCAGCTCGTCTACCAGCAGACGGCGGTCCGCGGCTGGAAGTGCTCCAAGGGTTCCGGCGCCGAGACCTTTGCGGTAGGCGACCGGGACGGGAACACGGTGCGCCGATTCTATTCGGAGAAGCAGGCCATCCTTGTCCCAGGGACGCAGGCCCGGGCTTGGCTTATCTCGTTCTCAAACGTCATGGCTAAGGATTTGCTTCACGGTCTCCGGGCGAGGAAGGTCTTCGGATTTGCCCGGGATGCCTCGCCCGAATACGTTGACCAACTGAATTCAGAAGTCCGCGTCCGCGATCGTCGGACGGGCAAGGCCACATGGATTCTCCCTCAGGGTAAGCGGGACAACCACGCCCTCGACTGCGAAATCCTCTGCCTCCTCGTCGCCGTGCGTTGGGGCGTCGTCGGCCGGGAAGCCACCGCGGACGACTTGCAACCTGGGGAAGGTCGGTCAACATGACGACAAGAGGAACGGTTCCGAAGCGTCGTAGGATGTGCGCCTGCGGAGGCATAGGGTCGGGACCGTTCCTCCCCTCCGTTGCCTAGCCCCGCAGATTTATGCAAGGATTGTTCATCGGACTTTCGGAAGACGAGCTGCTGGCAATCAAGGCCAAGGCGGTCTCCATGATCATGGAGGGAAAGGTTCTCATGTCCTACGCCGACTCCGGCTCGTCTTCGACGAAGCAGTTCGCGTTGCCGCCCAAGGAGATGCTTGCCGAGGCCATGGGCGCGCTCTCTCAGCTCGATAGTGCCAAGTATGGTCGCCGTCGGAATGTGATTAACACCCGCTACGACAACCGTAACAACGACTCTCAATATGGCCTCTAAGTCTCCGAAGAAGAAACCCGGCAAGCCTGTCATCAAGGCGCCGAAGAAGCCGGCCCTCGCGGGCGGCGCCGTGCCTAAGCAGCAGGCCTACACCGAGAGCGGTTCGTCCTATCCGCAGACTCCCCGATGGGAGAGCGTGACGCAAAGCAACGCCCGGCAAATCATGTACACGGGGTCGAACGTGGACTCCCGCCGCGACCTACGTTCCCGCGATCGGAACGTGATGGTCAAGAAGTGCCGGTACGCCGAACGCAACTACGGGCTGTATAACCAAATCCTGAACGACATGGTCTTGTATACTTCGGGGGATGGTATCCGCCCGCAGTCCCACGCAAGCACCCCTGAGGCCGCCAGGGCTTACGAAGAATACTTTGCCGAACACTCCAAGCGCATCGACGTAACGAACCGCTTCTCTTTCTCTCAGTGCCAGGGGATGCTCGTCCGTGCGCTGATCCGTGACGGCGAGTGCTTTGCCGCCAAGGTTCGCAACGCCCGCGGCGAGGCCAAGATTCAAATCATCGAGACCCACCGCGTGGGCGACCCTGCCGACCGCGACACGCCTGACCGTACTTGGGACGGCGTGCAGTTCGGCGACTTCGCCGAGATCGTCGGGTATTGGGTCTACCGCTCAGACGGCTCCAGCCGCTTCATGCCGGCCAACACGATGATGCACATCGTGGACCTTACATCGTCCAGCGCCGCCCGCGGCACCCCCCTCCTACAACATTCGGTCTCGAGTTTGCAGGACCTCGACGAAATCCTAGAGGCTGAGAAACGTGCAGTCAAGGACCAGAGTGAGGTGACCCGTGTGCTCAAAAAAGGCGGAGGTTTTATCGACGACAACATGGCAGCCGAACTCGGCGGCGGCGACCGATGCTACTCGGGCATGGTCGAGCAGGCCGGCGGTAAGCTCATCGTTTTAGAAACCAATGAAAGTCTGGAGCATCAGGAATCAAAGCGACCCTCTCAAACTTTTAACGGATTCGTGACCGAGCTCCAGCGGGACATCGCCTTCGGCTCCTTGCCTTTCGAGTTCGTCGCCAATCCCCAAGCCCTGGGCGGAGCGTCCATTCGCCTTGTAACTGCCAAGGCCGCACGCGTCTTCGGCAAGTACCAGACCGTCATTATCGACACCTTCTGCCAGCCGACTTGGGATTACATCATCGCCGACGGCATCGCCTCCGGCGCAATCCCTGACGACCCGAAGTGGTACGCCGCTTCTTGGACCACGCCGAAGAGCGTGACCGTGGACGGCGGCCGCGACGCCGCGAACGATCGTGCGGACGTGGAGCTCGGCCTCCTATCGATGAGCGAGCTCTACGCCCAGCGCGGCCTCGACTTCAAACAGGAGCTCTCCAAGCGCGCCGACGATATGAACTTCGTCATCGGCCTAGCCAAGGACAAGGGCCTTCCCGTGTGGATGCTCTACAAGCCAGGATTCAACTGGCTCCAACAGGGACAGGCCAACAGCCAACTCCCCACGGACGTGGCCGACAACCTCGACCTCCCTCCTCCCCCCGAACCCTCTACCCCCTAACACCCGTGCGTTTTCTTTCCCAGGGCCTCCGCGGCCTCGAGCCTCTTCTGATTCATCCCGTCCGTGCCAAGGAGTACGTCGAAGCATCCAAGGCCGCCGGCCTCGGCGACATGATCGCGCAGCTCTTCGGCGAATCGCCCAAGCCCTACGTCGTCGGCAACGTGGCGGTCATCCCTCTCTCCGGCCCCATCGGCAAAGGCATCAGCCCCATGGAACGCATGATGGGCGCGGCCGACGTGGACGTGGTCTCTGGCTGGCTCGACGAAGCCGCCGAGAACCCCGCCGTGGAGAAGGTGCTGCTCTTCGTCAACTCCCCGGGCGGCACGGTGACGGGTGTCCCCGAGCTGGCCGAAAAGGTTGCCAACTTCCCCAAGCCTACCCGCGCCTTTGCGGATAACATGGCCGCCAGCGCTGGCCTGTGGGTGGCCTCGCAGGCGGACGATTTCGTCGTGACGGGCTCAGCCCAGATCGGGAGCGTGGGGGTCTACCTCGTCGCTACCAATCTCGAAGAGTACTACGCCGCCCAGGGCATCAAGGTCGAGGTCATCGCCGCAGGTATCCACAAGGCCGCCGGCGCCGAGGGCATCGCCCTGACCGACGACCAGCGCGCCTATCTCCAGACCTCGGTCGAATCTACCCGTGACGAGTTCCGGGCCGCGGTCCGCAACAAGCGCCGCTACGTCCAAGACGCCGACATGGAAGGCCAAGTCTTCTCTGGCCGTGAAGCCGCTGCCAAGGGCATGGCCACGGGCATCGTGCAGAACCTCCGGGAAGCCCTGGCTACTTTCTGACCCCTGACAGTTGCCCACCTCCGCAATCTTTAGAACCATGACTATCGAAGAAAAACTCGTCGCCGCCGAAGCCCTTGTCGCTTCCGCCTCTGCCGAACGTGACGACCTCCGCGCCACCGTGGAGAAGTTGACCGTCGGCGCTTCCTCGGAAGTCGAAGCCCTCAAGGTCGAGGCCTCGGCCAAGGACTCCAAGCTCGTCGAGCTGGAAGGCCTCCTCGCCGTCTCCGCCAAGCAAGTCGAAGAACTGACCGCCAAGGTCGCCGAACTCTCGGCCGTCCAGATCAGCGCCTCCGCCGAAGCCGCGGCCATCGTGGCCAAGGTCGGCGTCGCCGCCGTGGACCTTCCCCAGGGCGACAGCCCGGTCCGTGCTACGGACAAGGAAATCGCGGAGCAGTACGCCACCATGCCCTTCGGCAAGGAGCGCACCGACTTCCTCAAGAAGAACCGCGCCGCCATTTTCTCGGCTTCCAAGTAACCCTTTCCCCCCAACCCCCCTCTCTCCTAAACTAATATGTCCAACACCATTGCTGCTCAGCTGATCGTCGACACCCTCGCCGCCCAGTCCCAGACCATCCTCGCGAACCGCCTCGCCGCGCTCCGCAACTTCTCGACCGACTTCTCCACGGACGTCAAGAAGCCGAACGACACCATCCAGGTCGCCATCGCCTCCGCGACGGCCGCCACTCAGGTCAACCCCTCCGCCTTCAATGTCATCGGCGGCACGACCCTCTCGGCCACCTCGGTCGCCCTCGACCACGTCTACCAGCCTTTCGGTCTCGGCTACGCTGACATTCAGAACTCCATCCGCCTTGAGCGCCTGGTGAAGATCAACCTCGACGCCCTCGCCGACAAGATCTGGGCCCTCGCTACCGCCCCCATCACCGTAGCCAACTTCGGCGCCGCTGCCGTGACCGCTGCCGACAGCGCCGTCACCCCGGGCTCCGCTCAGCTCAAGGCCCTCTGGGCCGGTGTCAGCAAGGCCGGCCGCAAGGCCCTGATCGTGAACCCTGGCATCTACAGCCAGCTCATCCCGACCAGCACGACCTCCCTGCCCCTGTCCGAAGGTGCTTACGGTTTCGACGGTGGCGTCTTCTACGCTTCCCAGTTCCCGTCTGAGGCCAAGCTCGCTGGTTTCGCCTGTGCCCCTGAGGCCGTGGCTCTCGCCGCCGCTGCTCCTTCCCTCGACCACGTCCGCGACGGTATGCTCGTCTCGGAAGTCGTCGCCCTCGAAGGCCTCGGCATGAGCATCTACTACAACGTGTGGGCCGACAAGAGCACCCGCAACCTGGTCGCCTCGGCTGAACTCATGTTCGGCGCGAACAAGGCGGTCACGGCCGGCACGATCGCCGCGGTCTACAACCCGTAATCGCCGGGGCTTAAAGCCCCACGATGAAAGGCCTCCAGAAATGGGGGCCTTTTTTTTGCCCGAGTCCGCAGATGTATGAGCCTGTACGGTCAAGAGTTTCTGAACGATGCGAAGGAAATCACCTACGACCTAGGGATTCCCTGCGCCACGGCCGGCTCGACCGTCACCTTCTCGGCCCTTATCTCGGAACCAGCCTACACCACTGGCCTTGAATCTGGGGGCTTTGTGGAGCGGACCCAGTACACCGTCCGCCTGCCCGCCGCAACGGCCTCCTGGCTCAAGCCAGATGGGTCTAATGGGGCATCGGCGGCGGTCATCTCGGCAGGCGTTCCCATCGCCGCCCTGGGCATCGGCAAGAAACTGACGGTCGGGGGCAAGGTCGTCCGCATCACCAGCCAGACTTACAAGACCCTTTCGGCTTGGATCACCCTCGTGGTCATCGACGACAACCAATGATCGCTGAAGGCAGCATCATCCCCAAGAGCCGGGAGGAGTTCATGGCCGCCATCAATCGTTTCGTAATGGGTACGAATGACGGCCTGATAGATGTCTTCCTGGAGCAGGCCGCCCTGATGTGCCGCGACAGTATGATCTTCACCCCTCCGATTGTTAAGGCCGGAGGCGACGGCATGAGCGACGAAGCCCGCATGGTGGGAAATGCCGCCATCAAGGGCGACGTGCATTCGG